ACACTCTCTGAATTTTAGCGACATTTCACCCTCCTTTATGCTCGATTATGAGAAACACTGCAAGGAAAAAGGAAATAAACCCACAACGATATGGGGATCAATAAAATTCATTAAGACTATGATTAACGCGGCCCTCAATGACGGAGCAATAAAAGGCAATCCCCTGAAACGTTATAAATCCCCGGCTTATGTTGATCCGGTTCGTGATTACCTAATAGACGAAGAACTTCTTAAGATAGAAAAGTTCGCATTAAAAAGCAAAAGCGAAAAACTTGTAAAAGTGGCTAACTGGTTTTTATTTTCCTGCTATTCAGGGTTGAGGTATGAGGATGTAAGAACCTTTAATAAAAAAAGCATCATAGCAGATCGGATCATCTTAAGAACCGAAAAAAGCAAAACGGACGTATCGATTAAAATTCACCCCAAATTAAAATTAATTTTAGAAAATATCAGTAGTGAGGTAATAAGCAATCAAAAGATGAACGACTTTCTAAAAGTGATCGCCGAAAACTGCCGAATTCAAAAGAACCTGACTTTTCATTTAGCGCGGCATACTTTTGCGGTTTACTTTTTAAATCACGGGGGGAGCATGGAAACTTTAAGTAAACTTTTGGGGCATAGTTCCCTCAAAACAACCTCCATTTACGGGAAGATAACCGACATAAGGATAGATAGTGAAATGGATAAGGTCTGGGGTTAAAGCAAATCAAAGTAATCAACTGCAAGAAAACGGTATTCCTTAGTTGTATAAACAAACGTATTGTCTATCTCTTCGTCATCAATCGTTTCAATCGATTGCCTTCCAAACAGTATTCCATCGCTATCATCATAGGAAAGATCGTATCCATCTATTTTTAAACCATAATTCGCAAGAAAACAAATAAGAGGGAAAATGTGTTTTTCAGGAATTAGCCTTTCGCCCTGCACTGCTTTCCAGATCGTGCTTTGGGGAATTTTCAAAGATTCTTCCAAAGCTTTTACAGAGATGAGAGAATGTGATTTTAAGAAGTCGGTTATTATGTTGCTGTATTTTTCTTGCATAGTTGTAAAATTCCTTTGCCGGTTGCCCGGCGTTGGTGCGATTAAAATTCAATTTGGAATACACTAAATTCAGGCATATCATAGCCTCTATCTTGTTTAACAACAGACATATTTAAGCCTTCAAATAATGAAACATCTGCATCATTAGTAACGTATAGTCTTACCTGTCCGCTACCGTTTGATTTGGTGTAAGCCTTTTTGCTTTCTTCGCCCAAATGTTTAGATTGAAATTTAAAACCGGCATTATCTAAAATGCTGATTACTTTATTTTGTTCTTCGATTTTTGTCCAGAAATTTTTCATTTTAATAATTTTTAAGATTGTTCGAATAAATTGATAGAACAAAGCTAAGTGTTTATTTTGAAACGTCCAAATATTTGGACAAAATAATTATTGATATTTGTTAATAAAGTATTAATTGATAAAATAACCCACAAAAAGGATAACATTCTCCAAGTTATTAACACCTTGTTAATATTTTTAGCATTGAACATACCGGATTGCTATTTAATTTAGCGAAAACAATTACCATGAGCGCCAAACTATTTCATGCTAATATCAGAACACTGAGAAAAAAAGCAAAACTGTCTCAAAAAAAATACGCGGAAACAATAGGGGTAGAATTAAAACGATACGCCAAATGGGAGGAGGAGCGCTCCCAACCCGACATAGATAATATTGAGATTATTGCCCAATCACACCATATACCGGTGGATGTTTTATTTAATTTAGACCTTGCCAGCTTAGCAAGCTAATTTATTTAGTATATTTCTACTAAAATCATTACTAATTTTGTGAGAATGCCACCATAAAGAGCATCCTAATATGGCAAAAGAATTATTTATTAATAAACAGCGTAGAAACAGCGATGCCTAACCCTGAAAATATCGCAGCTCACAAGTTTAAAAAAGGGCAAACAGGGAATCCAAATGGGAGGCCAAGAAAACTTCCAATTATTGATGATTTACTTGCTGAAGTATTAGGCGATGAACAAAATGGAGAAACAATTGCAAAAGCTATTCTAACCAAGTTAAGTAAAAAGGCGATAGCGGGAGATGTGAGAGCGGCAGAAATAATTCTTGATCGGGCTTATGGAAAATCAAAACAGGCTATAGATTTAAAGGGACAATTAGATATTGCCACACCTTACAGCGATTCTCAGGTGGATAAAATATTAAATAGAATTCGTGAAGCAAGTAAAATTAAATCCAATAGATGTTAAATCGTTTCGTGAGTTCGCAACAGAGCAAGAACAATTAGATTTGATGCGTTCAGGTGCCGTACCAGTAGCCGCGCCAATTCTCCCCTTATGGGAGCTTCCTGAAAAAACTAATACTGTAATCTTAATCGGTGGCCGGGGAGGAATGAAAACATGGGGCGTTTCACAATTTATCGCTTACCAGTCATCGGTTAATAAAAAACGCTGCGTAATCCTTAGAGATGAACATTCACTGATCAAAGAATCTATCTTGTCAGAAATACTGCAGAGGTATGATGATATTCCATTTAATACCAATACTGAAAAACTTACCACTGGAATTAAAGATAAAGAAACCGGAACGGAGTTAGTATTTACCAAAGGGTTCAAGGCGTCGGACAATCAGAAGAAAGCCAATATGAAAGGCGTATCGAATATTGATATAGCCGTGATTGAAGAAGCGGAGGATCTGACCGACAAAGATAAATTCAACACCTTTGTAGATAGTTTAAGAAAAGACGGTTGCCTGGTGATCATCTTAATGAACACACCCGACATTGGGCATTTTCTACTCAAATCTTATTTTTATACCAATATCCCGGCACCGGTTCCAGATAAATGCCCGGAAGCACTCAAAAAAGAGTACGAAGGATATTTTGAGATAAAACCAAAAGAAATTCCAGGCTTCGTTTGTATTCATACAGGGTTTGAGGATAACGAATTTCTTCCCCAGAATATCATCGATCGCTATAAGTCTTATGGCGATCCGGAATCGCATAATTATAATCCACATTACTATCTTACGGCGATTAAAGGTTATGCTTCAACAGGAAGGAAAGGTCAGGTCTTAAGAAAAGTAAAAGAAATATCCCTAAAAGATTACATGGCTTTACCATTCAAAGAGTTCTATGGGCAGGATTTCGGTACCGCTTCACCTGCCGGGCTTGTAGGGGTCAAATTTGACAAGAATAACTGTTATGTCCGGGAGATTAACTATCTTCCAATGAATACCCTATCTATAGCGAAATTATACTGCAAACTTAATTTTGGGTTAAACGATAAGATCATCGCCGATTCAGCGGATAAAGATGCGTGTGATAAACTCGCTGCCGGCTACCAGGCTAAAGAACTCAGTCAGGAAGACCTAATGAACTACCCCAAATTATTAAGGGGATTTTTTGTTGAGAAATGCGTAAAAGGCGAAGGATCAATAAGGGCCGGCATATCAATTATGGATGGGCTTAATCTATTCGCAGTAAAAGAATCGGAGAACCTGTGGAATGAAATCCGTAATTATACTTATGATAAAGACAAGAACGATAATCTCACTAATGATCCGATTGATGACTTTAATCACTTGATCGACCCATGGAGATATGTAGCAACCGATCAACGCGGTAAACGCGAAATGTTCGGCATATAACTAAAATATTTAGCCCTGTTTTGCTAAATATCTTACTTAGTTTTGATTTATGGTCTTTACTGATGATCAAATCGCTGGAATAATTAAAACAAATCCACAAAAAAAGCTGGTAAAATACGCACAGGATCAAGCGTCCAAATTAAAGACGTTAATCCATGGCGAAAATCTATCTTCAGCACTCGCGCGGGATCAGTATTTTGAAAATGAGGATATCTATAAATCCCGTAATTCGTCTGCGATGAGTAATAAAGACCTGTTTGCCCGTTTGTTTCACAGGGAACAGATGGTCTTTACGGCTCAAGGTGGTGCGTCGTACTTTACGGGAATTTCTGAACAACAAGCCAAAGATTTTAATCAGAAGTTAGACAATATCCGCTTTTCGATGTCATTAAGGCGTTGGATAGAACATTTTTCTTTGCCGGCGTTTCGTTGTGATCCCATGGGAGTGATCTTTATCGAGTTTGATCAAACAGCCTACCCTACTTATAAATGCAGTTCTACTGTTTACGACTACCTTCCCAACGGACGGAAATTAGAATATGTTTCCTTTCAACTTACTAAAACTGATTGCGACCTGTTTGGCATTACAGACGAAAATTTAAAAGACCAACAACCGGACTTCAAAACCAATTATTACCGTTTTGTGGATGATTTGAGAGACGTAATTGTTAAGTATGAGAATTCTATCGTTACGACTATTGACAGTCTAAAACACGGATGGAAACAAACCCCATCCTTTATTATATCAGATATTATTTCCTTTGATGACACTCAAAAATTTCTTTCACCCGTTAATGAAGTGCTGGAACTGGCAAAAAGTTTCCTCAATGACCGCTCTATTCGGGATCTTCAAAAGAAATACCACGGTTTCTTAAAGGCTATCGAGCCATTATTACAATGTGGCATCTGTGAAGGAACTGGTTTCTTATCCGGTTCTGCCTGCCCTGAATGTACGCCGCTCGGAGCCGACAAGGGCACTGGTTATAAGTTAAGAACTAAAGTTGCCGATGTGGCACGCTTCCCTATTAAGACCGGATCAGGGGAAAATTTTGATTTTAATAAATATTTTGGTTACGTAAAACTTCCGATTGAGGTGTGGGATAAACAAGATGCCTCTTTACAGGATATTGAAAATCTGATCACAGATGTTTATTGGGGAACTGAAAAAAGACAATCTACAACCGGCCCGAAAAAAGGCGATAAATCAATCGAAGAAACCGCGACTAAAACACTCGCTAATCTTCAACCGATCTATGCGAGGTTAAACACTACTGCAGATTGGGCAGAA